AAGGCATTTCATTGATTAACGCCCACTCCAACATCCACTCTTCAGTAATTTTTGCGACTTGATTTGATTGAGGTGTATCGCCCTCTAAAATTGCTAGAAACCAGTTTGTACTCCGGTAAAGGCATTTCATTGATTAACGCCCACTCCAACATCCACTCTTCAGTAATTTTTGCGACTTGATTTGATTGAGGTGTATCGCCCTCTAAAATTGCTAGAAACCATCGCTCTGATATACTATCGGCATCAGGCTTCAATCCGTTCTTTAAATCTCTGTAATTACATTTTTTGATGTTCGCTATCGTGCCCTTAAGACATGCGCACTCACCTTCGTATTTTGTTCCATCAATTTTACCACGCATAATTGAATCGTAAAGGCTGATCACTTCAGGTTTCGCAGCATCTAAAACTTTAAAAAAATCCTGCTTGATTGGTTCGAGATCGGCATAGCTGAGATTGGCATAGCGGAGATTGGCATAGCGGAGATCGGCATAGCGGAGATCGGCAGAGCTGAGATTGGCAGAGCTGAGATTGGCATAGCTGAGATCGGCAGAGCGGAGATTGGCATAGCTGAGATCGGCAGAGCGGAGATCGGCAGAGCGGAGATTGGCATAGCGGAGATTGGCATAGCGGAGATCGGCTCTTACGCCATCACTTTCGCTTAAGACCCATTTTCTGTGTAAATCTAAAACATTTTTTAATTCTTGTTGGTTCATTTTTTCTCTCCTTTGTTTTCGGGTTCGCTCATTTGCCCTCCGTAAATACATTACGTATTTGCTGTAGGGAATAGGGCGTCATAATCATTCGCGTCCTACTACCTTCATAAAATACTACTACAGTTTTCTTTGACTGTACAGAGAAAAACGATACGATCAAATCAGCCTTAATAGACGCCTTCATTTCGAGTGTTTTATTATACAGATGAAGCGTACTATAATGAGACGGAAGGAAATCCTTGAATGTAACCATTTAATTCCATTTGGGATCTTTTGGGTCTGGATCTTCCATTATTTGTTCAATAGCTTGCTGCTTAGTCTGTTGTTCGACTTGTTGATGCTGCTGATTAGAATGTGCGACTATAGAATCATTTGTAACATGTTCAATGCCCATTTTACGCTTAATTTTAAGTTGCATATAGTGTTGGTGAATATGAAGCCAAGTGGCTGGGTTGTACCAATACTTAAGGTGCGCTTTTATGTGACGAGAATGATCATCAGTGAGCATGGCAAAAACGGAAGTAATTCCTCCAAAAAATGGATTGCGCAGTTTTTTATTTTCTACTGCGATCAAGGTATCGTCAAGGGCGACAGTATGCTCAATTACCAAACTCATACTATTCTCCGTTATTTCCTATAGCCACGCCTCCGGGGATTGCATATTCTTCTATAACATTTTGATTCAGTTGAGCATTTAAAGCATTCACGACTACATCGACGGCCAGATTGCCATTGTCATTCACGATTACGTCACCGCCAAGATTGCCGTTATTGATAATAAGGGCACCGGCAATGTCTCGTATGACGGGGTTTTCCATGTTTACGGAATACGGAAAGCTATTCGTAGGCTGATTTATTTCAGCAATGAGTTCTGTTGCCTTTAGGGCCTTTAAAATAAATTCAACTTCTTCAACTGTAGGCACTTTATTTTGCAATCCCTTAAATTGGCTTATATTGTACTTTGATAGAGGCCTTATGTCTTTTTCCATTTTATCATCATTGATGTTTAATTCTTCACCAAATATAAGCCGTGGGGTATCATTCTCAACAATATATTGATATTTACTCATGTTTTTGGATACGCGGAGTTCAAGGGTGTAGTGTGGATTTCCGTCCCTATTGATACTAAGAATAATTGTGTCGTTATTGCCAGCACAGCAATCTGCGTAACTGGCCACACAATGTTTCAGTAATCCACCGTACTCAACAATGCGACCGGTGCCCTTAGGTAATTCAGAGGTAAAACCATTACCAAAATCAATATTGTCTAATCTTTCTAGACCGGGAAGATAGGCGATTTTTTTATTATTGGCAGACGATTTAATCATATTAAACTCTCTGGATACCATATCATGCAATTCGTCTGCGGTTGACCATCTCGAAGGCATTTTCAAGCCATTAGGGTAGATGCTTTTGAGATCTTCCGGAATATCTGATGAGCTAGCATACTGCTGCAATTGATTAATGGTGTCCTTTATGTCATTGATGCTGCGCATAGTTAGAAAGATTTTTTTACAGGTTGCATCGTTTTGATTGAGCAGCCATTCCCTTATTTTCTTTTTATCGTCATCCAATATCACATACATGGCATCTGGAACTTCTTTTAAGTCAAACCAATAATCAATTGGAATTAGTCCTTCATACATCTCCAGCATTCTGAGGGGGCCTAAATGGTAAAATTCTTCTACCTTGAATGCCTTTTCAAATGGCTTATACATGCTAAATCCATATGAGTTACAGACTTTCCCTACGTTGCCAAAATATAATTCACTAAAAATTTGCAAATTATTTACCTTTTCATTGTGCGGAAATGATTTCAAGTCGCGGCCAGCCGCAAGATCTACATTGATTTCATTTTCTTCAGGAGCCTGCAGGTCGTGGTCAGTAGAAACATCAATTCTATGATCAGCTAGCCATTTGGAGCTTATTCCTGCCCTATATTCTTTTCTACCCTTACAGAGGGATAGTATCTTTTTTGTAAATGCCGGTCCCTTTACTCCAAAACAAGCCCGTATGAATTCAATCAATGTCTTTTTTGTTTTAAGGTGTTTGAAGTATATAACGTTACTAATTGATGAATATCGAGTAACCATAGTGCTTAGGATGCCGCGATCCTGCTCTGCCCATTCGTAATATTTACACTCATTTAAAACAGGAAACATAAAGGACCACAGATAGCCACGGAATGAATCTTCCCCAAGAGCAATGCTTAGGGTGAATATTAATCGTTCAAATTTTTGAACAACTTCAGCCGTGATCTTTTCTTTTGGCAATATAGCTGCCGCAGCTAGTTTTACAACCTGATCGTTGAACTGTCCAAAAAACTTTAGCATTTCTTGAACGGTGTATGGATTTTCGATGAGTTTTTTACTGTCTATCCTTACCACTCGATCACCTGAATCTACTAGGTAGATTTTACCGAATTCAGTTTTGGAACTAATTACTAGTTTTTTAATATCAATGTAGTCCTCATCTCGTGGCGATGGGGATGTTAGTGTAAGTTTAACGGCGTCGTTAGTGCCAGTAACATATGCAGGACCCACATTGGTTCCAGCTGAGGTAGTTACTGAAGACTCGGTGCTTATCGTTGCCACTCTAGGATTAAGTAGTGTATTGGCTATAGTCGCTTCATACGGCATAAAATTAGCCAACCCATTACTGGTAATGCCAGAATCAACAAACGATCCAAAACTCATAGCACCGCTTTGAGCCCGGTGAAACAGTCTTGGATATTTGAAGTCAAATACCAATCTTTTATCGTTGGCGTAGATAGACAGATATGTATTGGAAAATTCTTCCAACTTTTGGTACATTTGGCACCTCAGCGTTGAGCTAACATTACCTTCTTGGGATATACCATACGATGCCTGAACTGGATAGTCTCGTCTTTTTTATCTTCTTTTGGAGGAGAAGATTTTTGCAAATCAATTTGAAGCTTAATTTGAGTGAGTTGCTGTTTCAATTTAGTCATCGTAACGGCAAATTCTTGACTTGATTTGGGAGCGCCAGGGATACTAAGAAGTGCATTACCGTCCACCAACAAAACGAGGGTGGGTACATTTCTAATGCCAATCAATATCATCAATTCTAAAAATTCTTGATTATCAACTGGAGCAACGTAGAATTTTACATCTGAATCTTGTTTCTCATAATCTTCGATGGCATTTTTGAAATTTACCCATTTAGGATTTTTATCGTCGGTAAATACTACTGCAATTTGGCCTGTCTTGGTTTTTGAAATCAAGTCGCCCATGTCCTTTAACGTTTCAAGGGCAAACGCAAGGCTAGGAGTTAGGGCAAGAATTACAGTGAGAAACAATTTTTTCACGTTATCCTCCGACAAGCGATTTAAGCTTGCTCAAAAAGCCACTGGATGGCAAATTGGTTGTAGGTAAGCTTGCAGCGGCCATTTGTGAAGCGCCAGTTTTAAGGTCTTTAATAAGCTCTTCCAATTCTGAAAGAGAAGAGACTTTGCGGATTTCCATCTTACCGCTCTTCATAACCGGAACTGCACCACTGAAATTACCATTACGTGCCTTTGGAAGAATTTCATCTTCAAGATAGGCAATGATTTCTTTTGAAGAAACTGTAGGTTCTCCGCTAACGGCGGGAGCAACCTCTAGACCTTTTTTCTTTAATTCTTCATTTTTTCGTTCAAGTTCGGCTTCATTGGATGCAGCCAAAGCTTCAAGCTCCTTAATACGGTCTTGCTGTTTAAGCAACGTACCAACTGCTTCTTGTGCCAAGACTTGCTGTGCAACCAAGTCTTCGTTATTGACCGGTGATAGTGTCTGCTGTCTCACTGGTTTCGCCGATCGAGCCCTTACCCGTTTCGCTGACTTCTTGTTTGATTTCATTTTCTTCTCCCTTTGCTTTTTGTACAGCCTCTTCAGCTGCCTTTTTCGCTTCAGTTTCACGATCTGTTAAGATTTTTTCCATTCGAACTTTGACTTCATCCGCAGTTATCGGATGCCAGCGTTTAACTTTAATACCTTTACCGCCGGAAGTAAAGTCATTTTCTTCTTTAAACTCACCTTTTTTGACAAGTTTGCGCCATTCTCCAGCTTTACCATATACTTTAAGTGAAAGCTCGTTAAGTTGTTCACGTTCGATTCTGGAATGAAGATCAATACGTTCTTCTTTGACCATGTTTTTGGCAACCTCAGCCTGTTCTGGGGTTAACGGAACGAGTCCCTCAACGTCAGATTTCTTCAAAATTTCATTTGTTTCAATATTTTGAAGAAGTTCACCTTCTGCACTATAAATATTTCCACGATTGTCCATTTGGCTCCTTATTTATTCAAATATACCGTAAGGCGTTTTTAAAGTCAATGCTCATTTTTTGGGTTTCAATCCAATTTCTTCTAGGCGCTCATCTAAATACTGTGCAGCTGTTTTGGTTGGAGATAGCCTGACTTCTGGCCATGGGTGTATAAAAAGCGGCATTGAAAATCTTGCGGCGACTCTACCTTCTTCTGTGTTTACAACACGATGCGTTGTTGATTTTAGATATCCTCTAGATGCAAGTTGTAACATATCTCCGGCATTTATAACCAAATCGTTCTCAGATGTATCCACGCTATGCCATTTATCTTCGGTATCCAATACTTCAAGACCGCTAGCTGTAGCCGCAGGTAGGAGCGTAATTAGGTTGATATCTTCGTGAGCGGCAGCGCGTACAGCGCCTTCGGCAGCATCATTATCTTTGATTGGTGGATAATAAATAGATCTGAACAACGTTGCTGGACTGTTTGCGGCCATAGTTTCTAAATCCATAGATAGACTGTCCCAAACGTCATTGGGTAAATTATTGTTGATTTCTGATAAAATTTTGATACCTACGGCTTCCATAGCATTAAATAGGGCGATCACATTTAGAGGACTGGCTCGAATATTAACCACATCGAATTTTCCTAATATTTCTACCGGAGGTATTGGTAAATTACCAGAACGATAAAAGTGATAGAATTCCTTCAAATCTCCTACCTTATAGTCCTTGGCATTCTCTGATTTAAACGGGAAGAACCCGCCCTGAAGGTTTTCTGCAGGATTATATTTGAACTTCAATTTGAAATCATCTGGAGATTGATAGAACATAGTCCAATAGTCGTAGACATCATCGATCAGTTCCTTACTTAATCCATGGTCTGTCACGATGGCAAACCCAGTGTCTTTAAGGCTCTGAACTACCTTAGGACCAAAGCAGACATCTTTCATTGAAATTTTTTGAATCATATTTACTCCTTAAGCGTTCTTATAGGCTTTAGCTAGAGCTACGGCAATTGCACGGGCAGGCGAACCACTTTCACCAACGTGTCTATTATTAAGCGTAGCGATGTATCCCGAAAATCCCTCGCCAATACATTTCTCTATTTGTAATTTATACTCGTCACCATCTGGATGGATATATTCTAAGAGCCACATAGCTTCTTCCAATTGAAAGCTGAAATATGGCAGGGATTCAATGTGATCATACCATTTTGGTTTTGGAATTTTTTCACCAGTGATTTCATCGAACCTCTTGTTTAACACTGGATCGCTAGTAAGCGTTTCACCGTCATGCGCATTAACAGAGAAGTACCCTAGCTTAGATTCATGCACGGTCCATTTGAGGATTTTTTTAGCAAGAAATCCGTCGAGTGCCCGATTTTCCATTTTTTCGAAATCATGTTTTTCCGGATTTACACCATAAACTTTCATTTTTGCCTCTCAAACATTGTGACCCCTAAAAGATGGTCCACTTCATGAGCCACACAAACTGCATCGATGCCGGTTAGGGTTCTTTTTTTTACATTACCATAGAAATCTTGAAAGGTGACCACGATAGAGCTAGATCTTTTTGTTTCTATATATCTTTCTGGAAAACTTAAACAACCTTCTCGTTGTTCACTTTCTCCAGATCTTTCTATAATTGTAGGATTGAGCATGATGGCAGAAAGTGAACCTCCGACACGCTCATCCGTAGTGTCGATAGTGATGATATTTAAAAGCATGCCGACTTGTGGAGCAGCTAGACCAATACCGTTTGACATCTTCATAGTAAAGAACATATTTTTAGCAAATTCTTCAATGCGATCTTCTCCACAAAAAAGAACCGGCATTGAGACTTCCCTTGGGAGATCATCGTCTATTAAAATTTTCAACAGTTCCACTGCAAAAGCTCCATCTATCTCAATTTAACACAGACTTCTTCACTTGTCTAGATCTGTACTCCAATTAATAGGTTCTTTTTTCATAGTGTATAAAATCTTATTAACCTCGGCAAAATGACCACACGTTAAAAATCCCTTATAGGCTGAGAATGGTGATGGGTGCGGTGCCTCAAGCACAAAATGACGGGCATCTATGTATTTTTTGAAGGCCTGGGCCTTATTGCCCCACAGGAGGAATATTAGCCGATCTTCCCGCTTATTTAAGCGAAAGAATACTCGCTTAATAAAATCTTGCCACTGACCGTTGTGGATTCCGGGATTATCAAGCTCTACGGTGAGTGCGGCGTTTAGTAACAGCACTCCCTGTTTAGCCCAGCCCGATAGATCTGTTTCGGTATTAACGATACCCAAATCGTGTTCAACGGCTTTAAAAATGTTTTTCAAGGAGGGGGGAGTTTTTATATCTCTATCAACCGAAAAGGCTAACCCATTCGCTTCTGGCTTAGTAGTCATGTCGCTACCGTTAATCTCATATCCATGATATGGGTCTTGACCAACAATAACCACTTTGACGCTTTGAAGTGGTGTAAGTTTAAAAGCCTTGAAGACATCCTCTCGTAATGGGAATACCACCTTATTGGGGTGCTTGTATAGGTCAACTAGCCATCCGCCAAACAGGCTAGTCAAGGTTTCGTGAATTAAAGGAGTCCATTCGTTAGTCATTTTTCTTGGCCCTCTTGGCTAACATTTCAGCTTCTTTTATTGCTTTGTTTTGTCGTGCAAATGCTGAATCAACTTCTAAATCGAAGCGTCGAACGCAGGCGGGTCGGAATATGAAATTTTTTACAAGAAAATTATCTACCACAGAAAAGATGTAGTCACCGGATTGAACTTCAACCCCAACGCCAATACGATCTTTTAAGAGAAGAGTTAGTCGTTCTTTTTCTTTATAAAGTGATTTGAGTACATCAATAGTTGACTCGATTTCTGCCAGCCTCCCAATAATTTTTTCATTAGTGGGCTGATTCACCAATTGTACTGCCGGTGCTTGATTTTCCATTTATTTCCCTTCTCTTTTGTGGAATCGCTGAATTATTTTGTCAACCTTAGCCAAACACTCTTCAGCTTCTTTATTATCTTTCAAATTATTCAAACAGTACCACATTTCTCTTATTGCAAGATCGGCAGAATTAAGGCACTTTCTGCTCCATTTACCACGATCACTTTCATCACCTTCATAAGATATTCCATGCCGCTCAATAGAATTCTGAAAACTTTTAAAATCTTCATAGCGTTTCATGTGTACCTCTGGAATTATTATATCAAAGGATATCTATTTTTGCAATTCTTTCAAAGCTTTTTCTTCTATTTTGATCTGGCCACACTTTCTCATTATGAGACGGTGTGTATACATAGCTGCAGCTTGGCTGGTTCCAGTCATAAATCCCAGACTTCTCATTTTCAACGTTGATTTAATCTTAGTACCGTAATCAAATATGATCCCACCAGTAAAGCTACTGCTGGCAAGTCTTTCGCCCTTATCAGTCAAATTGCCGACCGGTATCAAATTTTCAATAGTTGGATCTTGGAAATAACCGGCAGGATAATACGGAGTGATCTCATAAGAAGATGATTCATTCCCGGCAGCAACAATGATTTTGGTGCCGCTGGAGGATATAGTCTTGATAATTTCTTTTTCTTCTTCGGAGGAATCTTTGCCGCCAGCAGAATAGTTCAAAAAATCCACGTCCAGTCTAAGAGCCTTTTTTAGGCAAGTAACGGTAGATTTTATATTATCGCTTCCTAGGGCTAGTGGATTGTAGAATCTGCATGAATATAATTCCACCTCGCCACAAACGGGTTCAATTTTTTTCTGCTGATCTCCCAATAGGATTATTCCGGCCACATGAGTACCGTGATCTTTTGCAGTGGATATATTTGAGCCGTCGTCATTGGGATAATTAAATTCATCAGATGACCATTCTGCATTCAAATACTGCCTTAACATATAGTGCGGCGCTACGCCCGTATCAATAACCATAACTTTGATTTTTCTTTTAGAAAGTGAATCTGGTTTTTGATATGGCGGTGGGGATGGGAATTCTATTTCTGAGATAGATTGGATTGAACTCGGATATCTTTCAACGAATCCAGCTATGAAGGACGACAGTGTTACGAGTGTAATTGCATATAAATACTTCATCCCTTAACTATATCTCAATTTGGAACGTTAGTCAATATGGTTTATTATAGTCGGATATTTCTCCGGGGCGTTTACCACAATGCCTCTTAGTGCAGCGCAATAGCCCATCTGGGCCGACTTCCCATTGATGGGGAGGGCAAGGGTCTATAGAGACGCCAGGTGACTTAATGAAAGATTTTAATAGGGAGGCGTAAACCATACCCAATCCTAAACCAAACAGGATTGGGCCGAACATTGATTCGTTGAGGCTAAATAGGATGCTTAGGAAGATAAGCACCACTCCTATAGAATATATCATTTTGAAACAGCGTTTTCCTTAGCGGCTTCTTCATTTCGTGAAGTTAAGAACCTGACCATTGAATTGTGTGCAGCCCTCTCTCTGGAAGTTCCAGATGAACGCTTACGAAGCCCATTTTTCATTCTTTCCTCGCGCTGTAGTACGATTAGGTGTCTGGCTTCAGTCATTAAGGCCTTTTTGTTAACAAACGTAGATGCTTCTTGTGTAACCTCATTCTTGTCGTTCTTTTGTTCTGGATTATTGACGGTGCAGATGTCTTTCAAAAGTGCAAAATCATTTTTACCGATGATTCTTCGCAGTGATCTCAACTCTGTATCAATGCGTTTGGAGGCACGCCGATAATGCTTTGTAAGTCTCTTGATGTAATTTTTCATTTCAAGCTCTTGATGGCGACCCTTGAGTGCAGCCTTACGGATTTTAGCTTTAGCTAACATCTTGGCAACAGGGCCTAGTTCTTTTTCAACTTTTGGTTCCGCCGTCTCCACTTGATTTTCCATCGCCTGCACTAATTGCTCCACTGGTTTGCTGTCCTGAGATTCCACTTAAGTCCTCCTTTGTTGTGTCGATAGTTAGAGACTCATCAACACCTTCAATTTTTGATTCATTAATCGTTATATCGTTAATGTTTATAGGATATTGTATCCTGTCGTAGATCTTACTGACAAGCTTTTTCATAACATTTGTTGGAATTTTTTCAGACAGTGCAGCTTGTCTAAGTTTTCGCAAGGTGCCACGGCGCTTTGGTTCGATAACTTTATCTGCCAGCCCTAAGGTGACAGCTTCTTGTGCGCTTAGGTAGAGATCCCTTTTACAAACTTCAGTCCAGAATTTTTTAGGCATCCTGGAGTTCTTGGCGTAAATATGTTCCAATTCATCTTGAAGTCTTTTTTCTTCGGCCATATTCATTTCAGCATCTGGGAAACGGTCGTCCATCTCTAAATCTCCACTATGAACCATAATGCGGGTGTTTTCATAAAGATAGCGTTCATCACACACGGCCATAACCCAAGTTGCAGCACTCATAACAGCCCCACCGCCAAAGAATTTAAACTGACATGGAGAGGCTAGAATTAGATCACATAAATACATCATAGGGTACGGATCACCGCCATACGAGTGCATGTGGATTTCGATCGGTTTTTTAGGATTTTGATCAATCATTTTCATGATGGCTCGAACGGCATATGAAATACTTACATCATCAAACCTACTGCCTTCATCCGGTTCGGCATTAGGTAAGTAACGGCCAAAAAAGATCCGCCTGGCGGATTCATCCACACCAGACGATATAGCATTTTCTGTTTCCGTTTTTAATGACATGCACTAATCCCTAAGTCCCATTCTACCGCGCTTATCAAAACTTGTTTTAACTCGTGCTTGATGGTCTGCCATCTCTTTAATAATGGCGGCAAAAGTTTTATCATGCAGTTCACTGCGAATTACTATCTCATTTAGATGTGCAATGCTGAGTGTTCTTGCGCCAATAGATGAAAATGCATCACGTTCTTCTTTAGTAAGGGGTCGTTTGGCGATAAATTCCGTTAGTGCGACTTGTTCTTCAAAGTGTAGGGGCTCTAATTCCATCATCTGATCAAATCTTCCAGGTCGATCAGAAAGGGTGCTAAGTAGATTAGCTGGATAATTGGTTGTTGCAATAATGAAAGTCGGCAGTTTAAAAACCACATTGACGCCATCAAGCATATTAAGAAGACCGGAGTTAACTTCACGAATCCTTCCACCCTCTTCTTCATTGCCGCCGATGTCTTCCATGATAAGTATAAGATTCGTACATTCTTCTGAATATTCAACCGCAAAAGATAGAAACTTACTGAAATCCTCAGCGCGAATATCTGAGGTTGGCCAGATTAAGGCAACAGTGCCAGGATCTTTTTTACGCAGTTCACGAACTGTTTGTCGGATAGCACTGGATTTACCAAAGCCGGGGTCACTATAAAGTAGAATGGCTCGTTTTTTAGGGAGCTTCAATTTATCATAAATGTGAAGTTTTCTAAAAAATAAGTCTACCTCAAACATAATAGTTTTGGTGTTAATTACAGAGGTCAGTAAATTGTCATCACGTAATTCGGTGGTATCTAATTTCAATCCGCCCATAGAACGATTGACCGTATATACTCCGGGCTTGATAATATATTTCTCTTGCCCTTGCTCATCTTCAAGATATTCAAATTGAACTATAGAATTCTGAGAAGTAAGGCAAAGGTCTGAGGTAGGAATTTCTACTTCTTTGCCTTCCTCAAGTTGGTCGAATTTTGTGATCTTTTTGACTTTAAATTTGCTGCTCATCTTTCACTTCCTTTTTGACTATTTCATACCCATTACTGTTTAAAAAACATAGAAACGCATATATGGAACATTCCAAATTGAATACGCTATTATTGCCCCTGCTACGATCTGCAGAAGTTACAAACTGAGTGGATGCTAAAGATTTGATTTCCATCAATTGACGTTCATCTAGTTTGTTGAAATCTATCTTATTTTCGTCAGCCATTAAAATTCAATTCCGGCAGTAACGCCAACGATTGTTGATGGGCCAGTAAGTACATATCCGCTAACAAAAATAGGACCCAAGACCCTTCGTTCAACTTGGCCGCCGTAAAGTGGTTGCATTTTGCTAAGGTCTAGTCCAGCCATAGCTGCAGCACGCCAGTCAGGTTTCTTATTGGTTACCACAGTTGACTCTCTAGTTTCGCTTTCTTTTTTGGCAGTTGAGGTACTTTTATCTTCAATGACACGTTCAGTTGTTTCGGTACCATCTGGACCCTTAACGATGCGTTCACGGATTACAACGTCTTTTTTGACTACTTCAACGGTTTTTATAATTTCTTCTTTTTTAATTTCGATCTTTGCCGGTTGTAGATAGCGTCCTGTGGCATAGCCTAAAAGGCCGACCACTAATACGACGATGGCATAGTTACGATAATTTTTCAATTTAGACATTATGACTCCTTTTAATACAATATATCTCAGTCTTAGACGATTGGCAAGCCCTTAATTTTTTTAATGATTGCAGGTACTTGAGATTGTAATACGGCATTTGGCAAAGATAACTCTGCTTCGGCTTCAACCAATTGAGCATCGACAGTTGTGGTAACTGCCATATATTGACCGCTTTTGGCGCACACCAAACCCTTAATAAGCATTTGGCCGAATTCCACGAACATACGGGCATCACCATACAATACACACTCATTATAGGCTGAGCGCGTAAGAATCATATTATTCATTTTGGCGTCACGAGCTTTAGGGATGGAAATCCTCAAAATATTACGGTCACTATCCTCTTGAGATCTATTCAGTGACACCGCAGACATTGCGTTTTGAGAGATTCCATAAGATTCACCGGCATCCTCTAATCCAACAGCCCATTCAGCTTCGCCGTGTTTCATTTGTTTCGCTGCGGCCCTATTTGCCTGTACGGCATAGATAGTAAAAATATTCAATTCACGGGCAAGATCGTTAAAATATTGATATGTGTTTTCCAGACGGGTTCTATCATTTTCAGCCTTCATGCGGTTTTTTAATAATTTTGGATAATCATCAATAATTAGATCTAGACCCTTGCCGGTTTTAGACCTCTGCTCTAGGTCAATACGTCGAATCTCCTCGGCTACATCCTCTACAAACATCTTACCGGCTCTTTGCCATGGAAGGAAAATCAAATTTTCCGTGAGAAGTTTTTGGGCGCGAGTTAACTCCTGCACAGCTATGTTATATAAATATTGCCTATCGATTTCTCCCCACGAATCTACGAGCCAGGTTGGAGGCAGATCTGCCTTGGTTTTGAATCCTCCGTTGATTATGGTTGTAAGTTCTTTAGGACCAATTCCACATACCGAAGCAATAATTCGACGCTTAACATCGCCCGGATCATCTTCGTGAATGATATATAAAACTTTTTTACGTTGCACTAGGGCGTGCCTAGCCATAGTAATTAAGAATCGGCTTTTGCCGGTGAATGTCGGTGCGATAACCGCCATATTACCACCACGCTTTAATCCAGACCCCAGAATGTCATCTAACATCGTAGAGCCCGTGGATATACTTCGCTCTTCTACCGCTTCTTGTTTTGTCCACAGTGAGACTGAATCACTGAAATCAACATATGCGGGAGCGTCAAAATCTACCTCATTCCATATTTTTTGGATAGTATTACTTGCCTGAACTACCTTATCATAATTCTGCTTATTAGTGTCTACAACAATAATTTTGGCCTGTTCTTTAATGCTAGTAGAGCGAATGAAATCTGTAATTTTTGGGCGCAAGATTTCTAGAGAAAAATTTTGGGCATACGACAAACAGACAGTTACGGTAGATTTATATTTTTCAAGATCTATTGGTTTTTGTGTTTTAAAAAAAGCCTCATCTAAAAGCTCAGGAGCAGACCTCGGCATCATTTTATAATTTTCATAAAATTTGATCAACTCTTGAAAAACGTGAGCAACATATAGATCGCCAGTTAACCATTCTGGCTTTATTTTAGCCTTACATTTTATAAAAAATTCTTCGTTAGTAAGGCAGTGTCCAACCATTGCTGATTGTTGCCCAATTGAAAAGCCAACGCTTAGGTCAACATTACTCACATTTTCTCCATCAAGTAAGCATACAGACCCATACAATCTAAGTCAAGGATCTCCGCGTTTTCAAATGCTTTTTTGCATTCGTCATAGGTGCAATCTCCAAAATCTTCTCTTCCGTCTGGAACTTTTATCAGAAAACATTGCAGCGCATTATTTGTCTTTGTAAGAAGTTTATGTACCAAATCTTCCATTTCAACTATTGCATCTGGATCAAGAGCTATGTAGACTTTTTTCACGCCAGAAGTAATAATAAGATCTATCTGACTATTTGAAACCATTTTACCCATTGTTGCAACGTATCCACCCACTAGAGCGAATTTTAATGCCGATACGGCACCTTCAGCTACGATCGCATGCTCACTTCCAATCAAGTTATCATGAAACATTAGAGTGCGGGATTTCCATTCCCCAGGAAGATTATACATTCTGAGTTGAACATCTGAGTCGATTGTTCTAGCTTGCCAGCCATACATCTGTCCTTTTTGCACAACCGGAAAAATTATCCTGCGCATATAGGGAGAATAACAAACACCCAATACGGAAAGCTGTCGTGGATCTAGGCCGCGCCCATTAAGGTATTGAATGCCAGGATACGATTCTGCCCAGAAAAGCGGCTTCGAATCAGTTGGATGATCTTTGTTTGTTAGGGGGATTAGCGGAACAACAACCTCATGTATCGTTTCATCAAAATCATCTTGAATGTCTTCAATAATTTCATCGGGCCGAACTGTGACCTTATCGGACATTTCTTCTTTGACTTTTTCAAATGGAATTTCACTAAGGAGTGATAGAACTTTTGCTATGGAGGTCCGTGCTGTAGGACATTCTTCAGTTTTATGGCGGAAGCAGATACTTCTACCATTAGACTTTTCTATGTAAAGTTTATCTGAAGATCCGCACACCGGACAATCAAAAATAAAACTACGACCATTTTCCTTTTTAGGCGTAATGTCGTGCTTATCCAGAAACTCTTGTATCTTTTCATACATATCTTAAACCCAAAAATGTTAGGGCCGGGCGCTACTCCGACATCTGATTATTTGTGTACCCTACTACCATACACCCGATGCATTAGTAGTGGATTAACCCTAATGCAAGATAAGCCTAATCAGGCGATTTATCCTGTTATCCGCGTGTCTCCAATGGGTCCAGATTCGAACTGGATGCTTTTTACCTAAAGGTATTGTCGCAGTGAACCAACACCACAGCTTCCCACGCCGCCTAACAAACTAAGTAATATCATTTTCTCTAATTTTAGTAATCAAAAGTTTTTGTAAATCTGGATCTTCCTTTACGGCAAGACCAAAATTCTCAACACCTTGCCATTTTTTGCCGCCGTAATTAACCCAGGTTCCAGCCATTTCAACGATGCCCATTCCAACCGCTATAGTAGCAATTTCTTGATGTGTATTGATTAATCCATCTGTATAAGAGAAATCCACCTCAACGGCCCTGTTTTGTGGACTCATTGAACTCTCTTCCATTTTAACGCGAATTTTGTGGCCAATTTGTATGAATTTTCCAGCACCATCTTTTTTATCACTATCAAAAGTGCGAGAGTCCTTACTGAAGATCTTTTCTATAATTACCCAATATTCAACAAAGTGCTTTAGGCCTTTACCGCCTGGTACATTGTACGGTCTGTACTTAGCTGAATTGGTATCAAAATTATCTCTGATGTGTTGACATAAAAGTAATGCGATCTTGAATTGTCTTATGATTGGTAAAATCATTTTCATGGCACCGGGGAGGTATGCTCCGGCATCACCCATGACAAAATCAGTGCTATATTCTTTCCCTGCTTCTTTTGGATATCTAATGCCAGCAAGGGAGTCAATAATAATCATTTTAATTTTTGCACCTTTTTGTAACATTACCTTAACGTCGGTGGTTATGTAGTCAAAAATATCTGTAGGCTCATTTGTTTGATAACTAATAAAACGCTCAGGATCAATACCAAATGCTTTTTGCCAGTGTTCCATATTATCTCGGAATTCCGTATCAAAATGTAAAACAATGGCTTCTGGGTCAGTTTGGTGTAGATGTCCTGCGTATGCGAACGATAGAAGAGACTTGCCAGATTTTGGAGGTCCATAAAGCATGGCAGTATAGCCAGCCTTCATTCCGAAATCTTTACCAAACAGATAATTCAATGCAGGACTGTTGGTTTGCGCGAACCACTGATCGGCTTTGCCCAGTTCCAACTTCTTTGCATCCTTGTGTAATTGTGAAAGATAATTATCTGCCATTGCGTTTGTCTCCAGCGTTCTTATTTAGGTAAGGATCTTTGCTAGTAAATTCTGTAACCTGCTTCGCAGAAAAATATGCACGTTCAAGTGCATGCTTAAGTCCGGCTACGTAGGTTGATATTGCCACAAGGGCGTCTTTTTTTCTTGTAGATTCAATAACTTCTTGATCTAAAACTACCGCTGCCTCTCTAGTATCGCTACTTGATTTGATGTTTTTAGCTTTTAAATGATTCTCTACTCGTTCTAGTAAGGCCGTAGCCGAAACCATTTCTAAAGTATTTTCAGATTCTTTAAGTTCAAGTTCTGTAATGCCAATTATCCGATTTAACTGAATCATACCCATATTAAAATCGGTAATTAGTTCACCATAGGTAGCAGGGGTAACCCGTTGGATCTCCTCAGTGCGGCCAATTATACGATATATGTCCGTCATATCTATACGCATCGGCTGTAGCCCAGGATTCCCGCGTGGGATTATTAATGTGGTTTCAGACCCTAAGCCATAGCCGTCTCCAGTTATGACTTGAGGGACTTTTGTTTCGGACACTTAAACCTTCTTATTTTCAGGGAATAAGAAATTTTTTACCTTATCATTATTCATGACCGAACCGGCTGGTTGAAAACTTGTAATGGGTGCCGGTGGAGGTTGAACAAAAGTAATTGTAGGTACTGCCTGAACGACAGGCTGTGAATTTACAGGGCCAACATTTTGATATGGACCAGTATAAGAAGGATATACAACCTGTGGCTGCTGTACAGTATTGCCCTGGCCATAATTTGGCTGTTGTTGGGTTGGAACAGCCGGTACCATATTGCCAGTCAAAGGTGGTGCGACCGAAACCACATTACCATTTGCTGTAGCTCTGTATTGTTGTTCTTGTGGGTCCTCATACGCCGGACCTTCCTGATTTTCTGTGCTATTAACAGGTCTTGCAAAAATTACATCAAAAACGCGCTGATCTAATGAGGACAGTGCTGTCTGTTCTTCAACGGTGAGTTCACGATATAGGGTTGTCAAATCTTCAGCTGAAGCTGACAGCCTGTTGGCGTCTTCATCAGTAAGCGGCATACGAATATAGCTGATAATAAATTGATTGTTTGCATCCTTACCGGTTCGGGTAGCAGGATCAACTGGATAAATAGTACGGCCCTTTTCATCTTTTTGCTTTTTGAAATCAAAAAAGATACCTTTGTCTGGACCGATACCGATGGCGTCCAACCCCTGAGTATGCAGTTCTCTAATGCGAGCTTCAAGATTTTGATATGAAGTGTATGGAATTTCTAATACGCCAGGAGTTCCACCTGCATCCAAAACATTCAGTGCGTAAAATTTCTTGTGAAAAATGCGCTTAATGTTTTCTTTTAGTGCAAGTATGGTAGCGGGATTTTCATTACCGGCCATTGCAACTTCAAGTTGTTTTTTCATTTCTTCTAGACGGGTAAGAATGGGATCGTATTGAAGAACCACATCTTTTTGTTTTCTCAAAATAGAAACAATAGGTTTTTTTGACCCGCGACTATCAGTAAGCCAAAACATTGAATAATATTTGGCAATTTGATTTTTATCTGCCAAAGATTTTGCCGGAGGCATGACTCGAAAAAGATTTGAACCATCTTTTAAGTAAAAGGTTTTGCGACGTGTGCCGCGATTAGCTTGTTTTGTAGGATCATATGAACCGAAACTCATTTGTTAACTCCTTGGTTATTAATGTTGGTTCTTGTTTTATTCTTCATTTTTAGTCGAACGTGTTTTTGGTTTGCGCAGTTTACTAACGACAAGGGCCTGTAATCCGGATGCACCATCTGGAATTTTATCGTCGCCGTTCAAGAATACGGTTTTACCAGTAATCTGATCAAGTCCCTTAGTATTTCCATTGACGCCGGTTACAAAAAATACCATCTTATCGCTGTTAGTCATATTCTTTTCTGTGAAAAGATTCATTTTCTTAGCTAAATATAGCGATTTTAATTCATTCCCGTATGCTTTTGTAAGTATTCCCTGCAAATGCATTGACGCCTCTTCTGTATTTTTAAATACTCTATAATCAGTTGCATTAGCAACAATAGGAGGGATGAAGCTGGCCCCAATAATTGTTCGAACATCCACTAAGGCATTATTCAGTCGGCTGACGGCACCTGCATTAAAGGCATATCCTTTAATTTGTTTTGGGTAAACTGTTTCCATAATAGTTTTTTCAAGATCATTGAAATCATACTGTGAAACGTTTTCGGCACCCTGACCTTCAAGGATTTCTTTTAATTGCACCGAAAGATCAAGATCGGATGCGACATATACCGTAGTGGAATCTCCTAAAATCAGGCCCATTAATTTAGGGCGCAACGTTTGAAGCTTTTGCTTTGCGGCGTTCATCACTCCTTCTTGGCTATATTTCGTGCGAGGGTCGAGATTGCCAAGCTCCATATTTGCGAGTTTGACATTTGTAACATATTCTTTTTTCAGTTCAGCTAAATCAGACATGGTTTTCTCCTATTTGTCGATACTACTTATATCTAAAATTTTCTTGATTGTCAACTGTAAACCTTTTTCTGAGTGCATTTTTCTATTGATCAAAAAAAGTGCAACTTTTTCACTCATATCCTTATCGATACCGTGAGACGTAGTTCCCCAATCAGGCCATCGAATCGCTTCCAGGGTGAGATCTCCGCTTTCAATTAAGAATTTCAACATGGTATTAGGTATCTGTTCTTGCTGGCCGGTTTCTGGATTGAAAACTTTTCTATTATAGGTAATTTCTTCTGTTTCAGAAACGTACCCAACCATGGCAAAAGTATCTTCAAATTGGTCTTTTGGGTCGAGTTTCCTTTTGACCATAGATGAATTGAGCAGCGGCCTACCATTCAAATCTTTTCTATTGGGGTCCTTAAATATGTAAATGTTATTGTATGGTTCAACCAACCCTTTTTGAATCATATAAGGAACGGACACGTCCGTCCAATCAAGTTTGTATACCGTGAAGATGGATCGCTTATACTGAAGTTGTCGAAGTGGGGATAAATTCATGAATTCTTCAGGGAATGGCTCTTCTTTGCCGCCTTCGATTTGCTTTTTAAGCTTGAGATAGATTGTAATTTTTTCCATGTCAGTGGTGCCTTCAGGAAATAGACTATCTACTAAACCACTAAGAATAAACTTAAAAACAATACGCTTGTTGATGATCCTGCGGTCTACCCTTGTAACGAAATCTTCAAATGAAGTAAAGGGCTTCTTGATTGCAATTTCAGCCGTTGTGGCTGGTCCTACGCCGTCTAATAAGGTTATAGGTGCCTGGATGCGAAGCTGGCCATTTAATTCGTTGATATAAAATTTTTCATCTGAATTATTAATCTCAGGCATAGTGATCCAATTAATAGCATTAGACCAATAATACTTCATGTCATCCTTGCTAGAATTGGATAGAATGGAGGTCCACCATTCAATTGGATAATAAAGACGCAAATATAAGCAGGCATATGCAACGTATGCATAAGAGATGCCATGCGCCTTATTAAAGGAATAATTTGCAGAAGCCATGATCTGTTCAATCAACAGGTCAACCTGTTTATCTTCCCACCTCCTACTCAGACAGCTTTTACGCAAGTCCCCCATACAAGACTTAAGAACTTCTTTTTCTTTTTTACCTATACCACGGCGAACAACTTCCGCCTGCTCGTATGAGTAATCTGCCAATTCACGGAAGATCGCTAAGGTTTGCTCTTGATAGAGTTGAACTCCTAGAGTTTCTTTCATGATTGGTTCTAGATCTGGATGGATGTATTGAATCGGTCTACCCTGTGCTCTTGCTACATACACTTCTGCCAAAGTCATCTCGTGATTATTTTCGAATTCACCCGATGGTGCATCTAATGTGCCGGGTCGGCACAAAGATGTGACAGCCGATAAGTCATCAATGGATTGTGGTTTGATTGCTCTTAAATATGGACGTACAGTATCTGTGTCAAATTGAAAAACTGCCGCAGTATCGCCATTCCCAAAGGCAGTGAAAACTTCTTTTGAATACGGTAAGTTGGCCCAATCAATATCAATATTTTTAATTTTTTTAATTAGCTGTGTACATGCCTGGATAATTTTAAGGTTTTTGAGGCCAAGAAAGTCGTATTTAACTAATCCTGCCAATTCTATTTGCTTCGGTGAAAAACCAGTTACTCTTATATCGCTAACAATTGTAGTAGGTATATAGTTTTGTACTGGCTGATCGGCTATTACAACACCACAAGCATGCTGAGATTTTTGTCGTATAGTGCCCATCATTTCGGTTATAGTTTTCCACATATCAGGATTCAGTTCGGCATATGCCCTAAGGCCAGTGTGTGTTTCAATTAGGCCTCTATGAAACACTCCATCAGCTGAATATCCAGTAACCCAATCGTAATCAGAAACACTATTTAACGCTGGAGGTTTATTTAGACTACCACACAGTCTTTCTGTTTCAGGTCTTACCTTGCCAAGAAAGGATCTTTCTGTATCCCTGATAGAAGATTTTAGTTTTAATTGTGAATCGACAGAAATACGACAGAATGCATCTCCGTATTTATTGTGTAGATATTCAAACAATTTACCTTGATCGGATACGTCCATATCTACGTCCGGCAACGTATTAGCCTTAATACGGCCAAGCGTTAAGAATCTTTCAAATGAAAGACTGTGCTTGAGTGGATTAATAGCACTAACACCAATAAGATAAAGTAAAAGCGATCCTCCGGCAGAGCCTCTCACATTCATTAGAATGTCATTTTCCTTACAGTAATTAGCTACATCTTCTACAGTAAAGAAATACGATAAAAGATTGATCTTACCGTTTGAGGCTAGCACCTCGATCTCATACTTCAAGCGGTCGCACATTACTTGATTATTCCAATCCATACGATTGAAGTTATTGATGGCATTAATTAGTTTGGTTTGATAGTCTTCAGGAAGAGGGCGAAGTACCCATCTTTCTTTGCCGGTAGTCAGCTTGAAATTGTCGAATTGGCTGGCGAACTTATATGAATTATCAATCCACTCTTCAAATTCCTTTTCGCTAATATTCAATTGTTCTTTAAGAACCTCATAGGCTTCGTGTGAAGGACAAATGTGATAACTATTGTAAAACTTCCAATTTTCTTGACCGTTTCCAAGACGGGCATCTTGCACGACCTTTTGTTCTGGTGTTGCAAAGTGGGAGTCTAGTGAAACGATAATAGGGTCATTGTATTTTTTTGCCAGATTAATAACGAATTGATTTGATGGTTTTTGTAGATCACCATCGGGTGCGAAAGGGGTGCATTCGTTAGGTTCGAAGAGTCCGGGAGATTTTTTTCCAGTCTCCTTATCTTTTACACCTTTTTTCCAGTTGTGAGTTACTGTGTGCGGAAAAACCTCAACATAAAAATTATCCCTACCTGCGATCTCTCTTATTAACAAGTAAGCCTTTTCTGCGAGTTCAGGGGTAGACACATTGCTGTTGCGGCGTGGAAGAAAAAACTTGTTTACGATTCCAATAAGACAGCTTGAGCAAATAGTGATATGGCCCGAAGCACCAGCAATCTCGTCAACGGTAGCGATTGGTTTACGTTCTCCCCATTTAACCAATGCCCGTTCTTCCATTTTGGGTGTCAATTGGGTAAAGTAGTTATATGCCCACTCATCTTTGAAATGTACCGTTAGGTGTACATACTCGTTACGAATAGCCTTCTCAACTTTTTCATGTAAATCAGAATTGTCCTTAGCCTTGCCCTTAAGAACAATTTCTTGAGTAATAATCGGACGCAGATCTTCAATAAACGGAGGTTGCACATATAGCTCGATGCCGCAAATTGGTTTAAGGCCATTCTTCTTGGCTTTATCGTAAAGCTCAAGGGTGGAATTCATATTCCCGTGTTCCGTTACTGAAACGTGCGTAGCGCCAAGTTCCTTATTGCGCAATACTATATCTTCTACAGAAGAAGCTCCATCAAGGCTATAATGTGTATGACTGTGAGGGTTCACAATTTGCCGGAATTTAGACATCGACTTACTCTACATCAATCTTGAGTAAGCGTCTATATTTTTTTATAGTAGCCTTAAATAGGGCTTGAAATTCTTCCAATGAAATAGCAAGCAATGACGACGCAAATCTGTCGTTAACTCCATTAGGATTAACAACCTCAAGTCTTTCTAGACTATAATCGTGCTTAGGAGAATTTATGAAATCTGGTTCGGTCGCCAGTTTTTCTTTGATTTGTGCTTTGGTCAAACGTTCTTTTTTCATTTATTCCTTTTAAGTTCAATCACTTCGCAAGGTGTTAATTTTTTGATAATTTCTTCTCGTTTGCGCCGTAAAAGTTTCATTTGTTGTATGCGGTCGTGTAAATATTTACTCAAGGTTTTGACTATATCGGATTTCTTTCGAAGACTTAATAAACAAACTTGAGATTCCATTCTTACCAATCGCACTTGATCTATTGAAATAACTTCACAGGAGGTCAGGTTTTTTAATAACAAAATTTGATTATCCAAGATCCTACTAAGGGCTCTTGCTTCAATAAATTCCAGGTCTAACCCCTCCTGGACTGTAATCAAAACCTTGGATAATTCATCAATCGCCGATTGAATTACTTGATATTCATAAGATCCGGCAATTTCTGGACTTACTTCTTCCGTTGGTGTTTGCATATATCACAAATGAGAAATATCAAGGCTCCCCCAGGTTTTTCCAATTTGAAAAGCTTCATCTCCCCCTTACCGCAATTTTCACAAATAACTGTAGGTGGGGTCTTAACTTTTTCAATTACAAGTTTAGATCCCAACTGTTTTTCCAATTGGCGAATACGTTGGTGTAAATGCCTAATGGTTTTTTGTAGTTCCCTGTTTCTTCCTCGTAGAGCTTCATCCGAAGAATCGCTTCCACGGGGCCGGGCGCTTCGATTTTTCGACATAATTACAAGCCTGTGAATGGCTTAATTACCTTATCTAGTGTTTTATCGGTTGCTGAATTACTGACATCAATCATCCTGAAATCTCCTACCGGATGATCAGGAACGGCCTCCCACATAACTTGAACCTGTGGGGCCTCCATAATATTCAAACTCTGTGCAAAACTATTTGGAGGAGTCAATGCTCCATTTAAGATTAAAAAAGCCTTATTCGGCAGAGGTGTAACTACCGCTTGATGTATGTGTCCGGTAACAAACACCTTATACTCATCAGCATCCTTCATAGATGCATTAATTTTGTTAATTTGATTTTCAAGGTTAGCGATGTCAATTTTTTTGCCAGGATTGCCTGGATTCAAATGAGTATCTCCGTGAGTTGCATAACCCTTATTGTGAAATAAGTTGAACTCCACCCACGGTGTCAAGGGTTGATAGAATTCAATATTTGGATAGTCGCTCACAGCTTGCCGAATTGCATAATAAATCGTTGTTTCTAGGGCATTATATTTCATAGATGTGGCACGTTTTTGATGAACCGATATGTCTCGCCCATGGTTTCCTACTGCAAAATAAACCCGAATCTTTTTAAAATTGGCAGCCAGATGCTTCAAAACTTGAGGATATAGCCAAATTGCTCTACATGTTTGCATGTGCAATAAGTCTGCTGATGTTCTATTGTGTAATTCATTCTCAATCATATCGCCCAACATCAGTAAATTCAATACCGTTTCGTCGCGATATTGTTGTTTATAATTCACAATGTTTTCAGTAAGATATGCTAACGCCCGTGCTTCTTCTACAGGTCCATATTCCAATCTAGTTTCTGGTTTAATAATATCAGAGCCAATGTGGTGATCAGAAAAAACCGCATTCAAAATTCGTTCTGTAGACTTATTCTTTTTTGGTCGATATACAGGCCCAGAAATTTTAGGCATTCCACTGACAGTCTCTTTAAGCCGGGCAAGTAATCGGTTTAAATCAGCTTGTTCGTTAAAGAGCTTATTGTAATCTTTACGAACTTCTTTTAGGTCTTGGACAAGTTCTTCATCTTCAGGCTTTTCTTTGCGAAAATATGCATCAACTATATTGCGCATACCGCCTGCAGCACGGATTTGCCATTCCGAATATTGGCCGCCCAGTTTGTTGTATTTAGCTTTAGTCAGTTCGTATGGGTTTAAATTGCTTTCCTTACATATTTTCTTAATGTCTTTAGCAATTTGATCAACATTAACTTTGTTTTTGTTCATTAGAGAGTTCCTTGGCATCTTCTGGTTGTTCTGGGTTAACGAACTCGTACACTTGCTTGATCGTAATCTTTCCTACAGTGTCACCTACCTTTTTGCCAAGTAAATCATTTTTAATTCCATCCGCTTCGAACGCAGCAAGAACCTTAAAAGCTAAAGATATTTCATCAGAAACGTAAACTATCAAACTGTCGTCGTTCTGAACAGTATCAATTTTTTTCAAAATTCCTGCTTTTTCATCTTCATCAAGTCTATTGGTAATATTCTTAACCCTTCTTTCGTTAACCTTATCTGTAACCGATGTGCGGTTGATAGCCTTACCTTCCCCTCCAAGGTCATAGACGGCCTGCAATTGATCATTCATCATGCGTATTTGTGCAGACAAATCCTTGACTATTGAAGCCGTAGCACTAAAAGCCTGATTGGCTTCAACGTATTCCTGAAGTAGAGATCCTAATTGCGCTTCCATTTCTTGAAAGCGTTCTGTGTATGTTTTAACGCGATTTGGTTGAGGCGTAACGTGTTGATTATTGGATTCCATATTTCTCCTTAAGTTCTTTCGTTAATGTCATCTGAATCAGAGACGGGGTTATTATTTTGGGCAAGGATGTTTCCGCCGCTAGCTTTTTGAATTAATTGCGATACAAGGTTGTTCATGTTTGTTTGTTGTGGCATTCCTTCTGCTGAAACAATTGCTCCTTGTTGTGTTGGTGGAATGTATCCAGTTACCGGTGGAATATATCCGGCTCCAGGTTTAGGCTTAGGTTTTTTGGCTACAGCGGTATTTTTTGGTGCCATATTAACGACCGGCTGCTTAACCTGTTGTGTTTTTACTTGTCCAGACTGTTGAATTGTAGCCACTGTATGCCCAGGTTGAGCGACTGATGTTACCTGAGCAACCTGAGGACTATAATCACTAAGAACTGCCTTTGTTACATCACGTTTAAGTACTTTAGCGGCAAGTATCTTTAAAGCCTGCAGTTCTTCAGTATCGAATGGCAATTTAATTGTTTGAGTAATTTGCTTCGGGGCAGCTTCTCTAGTTTTAATTCCAACACAAATTTCAAGATTCTCTCGTGCAAATTTGCGAATTTTAGCGTTAGCAGATTCAGAAATCTCTGGCCTGGCAGACCCAAGCTGAAAGACATCAAGCGTCAAAAGGGTCTTCCAGAGATTAGCTTCTTCAATACGCCTAACTGCTTCAGAAAGGGTTTCCATGACCTCTTTATCTTCACGAACGCTTTCTGCATGACTTTGTTCTACGTCTTGTAAAACGGCCTGAGCCTCAACGGCTTCAGCATTTTCTTGAATTTCATCAACTTCCCAGGCCATATCATTCTCCTATGATTGACTTCTTTTTAGTCTTCTTAATTTTTGGCTCTTTATGAACCGGAGCAATCAATGCATTATCTACTAGGTAATAGGTCCCGTGCAAAATGGCATCTAAAATATCGTATCCGATTTTACCATCTTTATTCGCAGTGTCAAGTTGAGTTTTAATAAACCGTTTTGCTGGAATAGAAAATGGGTATTGCAATAGCCATTCTGCGCTAGCAACCTTATCGGCTTGGCCGTATCCATCACCCAGTACACCGCGTCTAACCTCTGAGATACCCTGCCATTCAATGTAATTCCATGTTTCTGCCTTAATGGCTCCTATAAGTTGCAGGAGGCTATCTTTAGAGAAGCCCATACCCCATGGCTTTTCTGATACTACTACATCAGGCTTTTCCAATGAAATCAATGCAGCAACGCAATGAGCCATATAGCTGTTCTTTTTGGATATATCCCAATCTTCCGGGGAAGTCAAAAGATGTTGCATCGTAATGTCAATTCTACCATCGACCAGCGAAAGTACCGATGCACCAAAGGCTCCACCGGCTGGATCTAAAGATAGCACTTTTTTATTCATCTATTCGTCTCAGTAAATCTGGAATTATATCCTTAAGATCTTCTTCGACAGATCGTAAAAATATACGTAACTCTTCATCAAAGGCAGAAATTCTAATGATCTTTTTATATTCCGTACTGTCAATCCGCACCATCAATTTTCCAGCCCTATCTAGGGCATTTTTAATATCTGCGACTGGAAAAAAAATAACATCTCCATTGCCGTAACCTTGCGCCGGTACAAAGTATCTGCATACAATACCAGACACTTTGCCTTCTTGTAGTACTGGTGATCCAGAAAATCCCGGACCAATATTATTTACTGCGGTTTGTAACTTTTTCTTCACATATGTAGGATATTGCGGGAAAAATCCACAAGTGATAGTGCCACTGGTGTTGTGATCTGGCGGATCAATAAGGCAGTCTTTGAGTTCCACCGGATGCTCTACCGTAACAGATCCATAAATCTTACCATCAACATACATTAAATCCATTGATCGCCCAACAAATCCTGCAATAATAATGTCTTCGGTGGGTGAAGCGTTTTCTTTATTAAGGACTAGGCTGTTATATTTTGACATATTCTTACTTTTAAAAACACAAATATCTGTACCTGGGTCCATATAATATTCAGTTACCTCGTCCAATCCTTGAAGTAATTTTGTTCCACGTGGAAGCTCATCCAAGGCTCCGCTCTCAATTAAAACAACTCTCTTAGATTTATAAAAACCGTCGCATACGTGGTTATTTGTAACCATGAACTTTTCGTTGTTTTGAGAAACAGCAAAAGTAGTTGCTACAGCTGGACCGGTAGGCAAGAATAGGGCGATCTTCAAAATTGATTTGTTTAAAGTTTGAAGATCATTCTTAGCTATTGCCGGAGCGCAAATCGCTCCAACCAACAGTGATACTAAGAAAGATTTAATCACAGGTTCCCTCGTTCTTCCAGGGTAAGGATTACATACTTTAAACGGGTGGTTTTTTCTTTTTTTGCATCCTTATATGCCCCACTTAGATCGCTAGCTTGATCCTTCAAAGTATTGAGATTTTTGTCAGTCTTCTTAGATTCATCGAGATCCTCAATTTCTTTAGAGAGTCGAACGATTCTATCTCGTAAGGTTTTCTCGTCTGCAACTCTAACGTCGTCAACGAAAGTTTCCTCTAGGCTTTTGGTTAATTTTTCCAATGTAGCTTTTCTTCTTGTTTCTTCCATATTTTCTCCCTTTAGTTATTTGTTTGCGTCCAAATAGTATCAATGTCATGGATATTACCGAATTCATCATACGATGTCAATAAGCATTCTACGCTCTTGCCGTCTATCTGATCCCTGCCGTAGACTTCTGTAAGTTTGGTTTGTAAATGTTTTACGGGCGTAATTCCTATCTTAAGATTGCCGAAGCTTGGATCTTGTACGGTATTCATAATCTGATGAATGTAAAGATCGATAGCTTGACTGTCCATGAATGCCCTAATCACCTTATTGCCCTCTATGTCCTGTTCAGCATATACTTCGGCAAACTCTGGATTATCCCGCACAGGAATGAAAAGTTTACCATTGGCACTTAAATATTTCCACACTTGTACAAATGCCTCTATTTGCTCTGGATTTGTTATATTATGCTTTGGCATGACACGGTTGCGATCCCATTCTGTTTAGTAACGGTGATCTTATTATCTAGTGCTGCGTTTAACTCTGATCCATGGTCAACAATCAAAACAATTTTGTCTTTATACTTATTTTTAATGAACTCTAATAAGTGTTCTTTATTGTCTCCATCAACCCAACCGAATTGCTCGTCGAGTATTTTATAATTAATATCGACACCAAGTCTGTTACATAGAACCGTATCTACTGCGGCATCGTCTGCTGCAAGTAAATTTTGCCTTTCGGAGCCGGAAAGGGTTTCAAAAGATATTTCTTCTCCGTCATCAAAGATGTTAGACGTAATACTTTTATTGATAGCTCCTGTAGTTTTTATAGTTTTATCGGGGGTGTAGTACATGCTAAGCCGAGAAATTACAGGAATCTGTTTGATATTTTCATTCACTTCTGAATTAATTTCTTCCAAGATGGAATCGAAGATATAGCCAACGAACCCGTTTCTGGATAGAATTTCTGAAACCGTACTGTGGATTAGTAGATCGCGAGCGTTTTTTGAAATGGAAGCCTCAAACAAATTAAGTTCATTGAGTTGGATTTGATACTTATCATAAAGTGTTTTGAGCATTTGTTGTGTGCCAGAGGCTTCTTTTTCAAGGATTTGTATATCGGTTTTTAACGATCCTAGTTCGGATTGTAGTTTTGCGATTTGCAAGTTATAGGTTTTCTGTGCGTTAGACCTTAAATAGTCCAGAGTGTTTTTTGTATTCTTCAGGTTTTGTTGCAAATCGGATCTGTGTTTAACCTCTATCGAGATTTGGTATTCGAGGGCCGTTAAGGCACTCTTTGCATGTTCCTTATTTTGGTTCGCCTTGTATGCAGCGATATCAGAGAGTACAGTGTTCTTTTGGCTATTAAGGTCTGATTCTGTCGTATAGCTAACGTTCTGCATTAACTGCATAGTGAGGGTGCTGACGGCATCTTCGCATTGTTTAATTTCAGACTGAAACCCGTCCTTAATTTTTAAGAAAATTTCAGTGGTTACAGATTGGCCACAAACATTACATAAGTCTGGAACCATATTGTAGACCTTCATCTTCAGTGCATGAGATTCCTGCTCTTTCAAAGTTTTTTGAGTTGTTAGTCTGGAGTTGGCCAACTGCTGAGCCTTGAATGCATTTAAGGCTGTGTCTAGTTCGGATAAGCGTTGGTTTAATTCGGCAGGTATAGTTACCGGTGCCATGATGGTTGCCCTAATACCCTCAGCCTGCTCGTTTAATTTTATCAACTGAAGTTGATCGTATTCAAAAGTACCATTGAAATTCTTTTCCGCTGCTTGATAGCCTTCAACCATAGTTTTGTATTGGAGATCAGATTGAAGTACGGCATCCAGTGTTGTTTCTAGGGCATTATTCAGTTCGATTTCTTTATGGGTCAGTTCGGATTTTTTAGAAGCGACAGATGATAAAAATTCTGTCGATGTATATTTAGCCACTTTCTCATTGAGAACATCAACTTCGATTTTCAACAGATTGAGCCCATTCACTGTAATTTTGAATCGCTCAGCATTTTCAATGCTCTTTTTGTTCAGCGTATCGATCTGTTGTTTATTCTGTTCAGACGCCTTATCGAGCTTACTTGTATCAAAGAACGAACCGAGAAAATCTTTTTTATCGGAATCCTTCATTAAAAGAAATCCACCGAATTGACCTTGCATCTTATGGGTTAGATGGATAAAATGTTCTGGGCTAACTCCCAGAATTGAAATGAATTTTGATTGGATTTCTTCTGTTTTTCCAGTCAGCGGAATGCCATCAACCGTAATGGATAGCTTGCCGCCTATTGTACGGTCTATCTCGACTGACTTTCCATTGACCTTTAACTTTTCAATAATATTGGGATTAATTCCGAGGATTCGATTCTTCAATCCTTTGTTGGTAATATCTACATACCCAGAACCGAGGGCTCCTGTCGTAATAGCCCTAGTAAAGGCAGATTTGCCGGATGCATTCGATCCGCCATCATCAATATTGTTTCCGATTAATCCATATAAACCTGGATTGCCAAATTCAATAAATTGATTTTCAGCAATATTCTGAAACGACGAAATATTTATAGACTCAAGTTCAATCTTCATTTTTTTTCAAAATTCTTTCACGGTCTTCAAGGGTCTTAATATAGATATCACCCTTCTCTTTTGACCTTTGAACGGCATCTTTACGTAACTCAACCTTACGGGCGGTAGTGCCAGTATCAACAACCTCTACGCTGGAGGTGCTAGGGTTAGGTAATTCTTTTTCCATAATACCACCACATTCGCCGCAGTCAAGGAATCCTGGAACTTTATTTTTGCTGGTATCGATAATCTTCTTGATTGAATTTTCACAGCGATTGCATTTGTATTTAATTAACATAAATCACCAATCAATATGGGACTTCCCATTTTTCTTTCTCAGAATTTTTAATAGCCTCTTCAATGGCCGCTTCTTCTGAATGAAAATTTTTAGACTCATTACTGTCAAGTTCATGATCTCGTTTAAAGACCACTATACCTGAAAGTCCCATAAGCATTTTAGCCACAGAAAGAGAGTTTTTAATTGACATTAAAACAGCAGATGCACTATCAACAACACCTATTTCTATACCATCCCCATATTTATAATTCAGGGCATCATAAGTGTGCCAGAACGGACGCCTGAATGCAATAGTTTGCTGGACTGGCACTCTGACAACTTTGGATGTTGGCTTGCCTAAAATCCATTTCCAAAATCGTTTAAATATGTTTGGTTCAAGAATTGTCGCGTCTTGAATAGATTCTTCAAACGTAATCGTATATGTCATTCCGGTAGCTATATCGCCAATCTCTTTTTTATTATGTCCACCGTTTGTCATAATGCGTTCGAATGGAGCAACAAAAGCAAGTGGCATAATAGCCTTGACCGCATCAGACGTATCACTGGAATGTATTACATCAGCTAAAGCCAACAGTGTTTTTGCGCATCCAGGTAGAACTCCAAATTTTAATGCGCCCTTAATGGCAGCCACAGCATCTTCGACACGATGGCGCTTTTCTTTTAGTTCTGCTTCAGAAGAACCCTTCACCTTTAACCGGGCAATGCCGCCAGTAAGGATGGCTAGTCGCTCACGCAAGATTTCAGCATCTAGGCTGCTCTCGGCCTGCTCTGCTTGCTTCTCCAACTCTTCACTGCGGGTAATAACTAGAAATTCATCGGGCTGTCCGAGAATTAGAGATTTATACCTGTAGTACTCGAATACTTCCATTACATCCAAACCAAGATCTTTTATTTCAAAACCCTCAAGGGGTTTAGATAGTGGGTCAAAAACCGTAGCACCTGTGAAGGCGGCGGTATCGAGTAAAAAGTGATATGGGCTGTTGGCCTGAACGGTCATAACTGTCTTCAGGGGGAGAATATTTAAGCTTGTTGGGTCTTTAAAATTGTAAGCTAATTGAGCCAATACGTCTTCAGAAAAATGATGTGCAGCAATTACAACGTTTGGACTAAATTTTTGATTGTTTTGCATAGCAAGTTCATATGCCTGACCAATTCTTTCAATGGCCGGAATGATTGTGGACATAGTATTGATCTTACCGTTGTATAAAAGGAATCTTGGGCGTTCCAATATAGTTCTATAATTGCCCTTATCGTTTACAAACTCTTCGATAAAACGACCACATGTGTCTTCGAAGCCACGGGCAATTGGAAACCCTTCAACTTTTTCTACTTCGAAGCCGCTTACACCAGAAGTTTCTGCGATTGTAATGTTCCCATTGTATCCAACCTGATCGAAGCATTCTAAAACCGCCTTCGACATTTCTGCATCGTTATTAGTTGAAATCAGTGCAACCTTTCTTAAGAGGTCTTTAGAATTATCCGTCGTGACCTTAATAGAATTTTCCGCAATGAAAGGAATAATAATATCATTTAAAGCATTCTCCAATTCTCTCATAACTTTTTGAGAAGAGAGGTGTGGGTGTTTATGAAGATAATCAAATCCCAATCTGATTAGAGCTTCGACCAGGATAGTAGCCGTCGTAGTCCCATCCCCTGCCTCTACATTTGTCTTCGAACTACTATCTCTGGCCGCCTCTAAAATTGCCTGAGCAGTTGAATCTGAAAGTGCCAATGAATTAAAAGTCGTGATTCCGTCTTTAGTTGTGTATGGGGGGAGATTCTCTTGTCGCTCAATTAAAACGATTTTCCCGTTTGGACCTAGCGTACCGCCAACAATATCTGAAGCAAATTTTACCGTATCAAGAACAATTTTTTTTAGTCTATCCTCTTGATAAGTAACCGTTTTTGCTGCAGTTTTTGATTTTGCGATTTCTTTCATAGATCTACACTCCTCTTAAGTAGGATACTTATACCATAAAGATACAACTAAATCAAACATTTTGTTGACTGTTTGTGTCTCAACCTGATATTATCCCTTAACGAATATAGTGCTTCGGAGGACTAATGTCAATATATTTCAAAGAGGGTGAGTTTGATCTTGATAAGATCTTAATCGTTTCTGGAATAGACTTTTCCCCAATGTACCCAGATTCAACAAAGCTTATCAAGCCTGAAGATGATGATCTTTTTTACAGTAGTCTGTATAAAAATTACACAAAGTTAAAAGATGCCAGAGGTGAGGGAAAACTCCGACAAATGCTGATTACTCTTTTGAACTCGATGTATACACATAAAAGAGTCATCGTGCTTATAAGTAAGCGTAAATTCAGAGAATTAATATCCAGTCATGATTTTAACTGGGGTCCTAATGGATTGCAATGGGATGGTAGGCGCTGGAAGGGATTTATAAAGTTTTTAACATCTAACGGGTTTAGGGTTCTCAATCCAGATACCAAAGGCAGTTCTATACCTTTTGCTTATGAACTAACCAGTTCCAGTCTCTTGAAATATTTTCAAGATGTAGATGTGGAGGCTCAACGAAAACAGTGTCTTGATTTTATTTATCAAAGAGCATCCCAGTCTACTGCATCCCGGTATCCATCCCAAGTAGTACGAGTACGTAGTACGAAGTATACTTCTTCTTCTTCTTACGACGGTCGTGAAACTCCCATCGTCAGTGAAAAAGGAGAAGAAAAAAATGCTTCGCAGTTGTTTAAAAATTCATCATCTCCTGAAGGGGTACCCAAAAATCAATTACAATTGGCCTTTGTAAATAATACAGAAGATTTACATTCCTCAGCTAGATTCTACCGGCATGTCGAAAAATATTTTAAATGGGACGATTTTGATATTAGGTGGAAGGTTCAGACGGTGGATATGGTCAAAACGTTTGGCAAGCTTCTAGACAAGAGTGTAAAAAATAGCAACAATAAAACCATCCAACAAAAGGTTGATGACGTATTGGCATTGATTCCGGTACATGGTCCTGGTATTATGCCCATATCAGCCATTCGAGACATTGTTTCCCTTGTTGCTGAGGAGTCACCATACTTCAAACAAAAATATGCTTCGAGGTATATGAAAACAATTTCAGACCGTTATGAAGATTTTATTAAGCAATATAACGAACATGTGAGACCTACATGATTTTAATTCTTGAAAATCCTACAAAACTTAGGGTCCAGTTTGAATCAGAGGAAGAGCTTACTAAGGCTAAGAAAGATTTAACATACATGGACACTAGCGTTGCCTATCAAATCAAGATGACTAAAGATTCGGCATATAAGTACGGCGAAGCTTGGGCTGCAAATAGAGTATTCGAATTAGAATCCGATTTGAAGCCTTGCCTTCTTTTTAGTGACGGTGATGGATATTTTACAAGGCCTGGTGTAATTAAATATCTTCAAAATCGCTTTGACTGTAAGTTCACCAATCAAGTAAATTACCCTGAATTTCATGAGTTACCGTGGGAGAAAGATCCCAAGATAGTTTTTAATGATCCTAATTTTGAAGCACATAGGGCTCAGAAGGAGGCCTTGGAAAGAATGCTAGTAAATCCACACTCGCATGTTGAGCACGCAACCGGAACCGGAAAGTCATACTTAATCGAACTTCTTATAAAAAATACAGGGCTCCCGACAATCGTCTCCACGCCCTCAAGGGGCATCGCTAGGGCAATGTACAACGAATGTATCGCCTTATTCGGCAAGCGCCGTGTTGGGCTGTTTGGAGACGGTAAACGCGAAATTGGCAAGCACATCCTGATATGTGTTGGGAAAAGTCTATCTCTTGTGAAAGATACAGAAGAATTAGAACAATTTAAAAAATATCAAGTATTCATTTCTGATGAATCACACACCCTGCCTGCCGATCAGTTCGAATATTTTTGTCACAATATTCTTGGGCATTGCCCCTACCGCTGGTTTGTTTCTGGTAGTCAAGAGAGAACGGACGGCTCAGATTTAAAATTATTATCGATTATTGGACCCCAGATCCACTATTATTCAATTGAACAGGCAATTGAAGACCGTGTTCTTGCAAAACTTTCATTTTTAATTTTCAATCTGAATTCATCTGTGTACTTTGACAGTTCGAATGCTGTTCGTATGAATCAAGAGCATTTGTATAAAAATGAACGCATTGCATCGATTATTTCCGATGTGGCTTATGAAGCTGTCACAAATAATATGCCAGTTCTTATTCTCATTGACGAACATGTTCAAGAGAAAATTTTACAAGCTTATATGAAAGTTGAATTCACTTATGCTAGTGGTAAGTCAGAGGTTGAAAAAATTTGTAAGGATTTCAATGCAGGCAAGATCATGTGCGTGGTTGGTAATTCTGCCGCTTCAACCGGTACAAATTTTAAGCCTAATCGATTTACGATAAACTGGCGAGCCGGAAAATCTATTGTGAAAACCAAACAGGGTCCGATAGGAAGAAGTACCAGAATTGATAAAAGAACTGGCAAAACAGAATGTAAGGTGCTAGACTTCCGAATTAACAATGTTAGAAAACTTCGCAATCATGCCAATAAACGCATTGAGTGCTATAAACAAGTTGGAAAGGTAGAATACGTAGACCTTGACGTACCTGCGCAAGATCGGACCTCGTAACTTACATGGAATACAACCTTATACAGTCCTACATCAAAGAACTCAATGAGGCCCTGAAAGAAGCCTCAGCCTCGATAGAAACCCTTGCTGAGTTACAAAAATTAACCGACCTTGAATTGCGTTTTACTAAACGGTTGCGCACGGTTGCTGGTGGGAAAAAAGTATACAAGGACTTCATAACCTATATTGTAGAGGAGCGCGGCCTTAGAGAGGCTCGGCCTTATTTTAGAGAACGAGAAAATATGTACAAGGGCACTATAAACCCTGCTATTGAAAATCGAAAACCCCAGGTGCTTCATAAAATGCGAATGAATTTTCTTTTTTGTTCATTTGCCATGAAGCAAATGGAAGGTGCCGATGAAGCACTTGATAAGATTTTTTTGGAATTGAAACAAGTCCGTGAGTCATTAGTACACAAACATTTACATTATGCTCTAAATAGAGCCAAAGCCTTTAATAAGGGAATTGGTCGCGTAGTCGAATTTAGTGATTTAATTCAAATAGCAAACGAGGCCCTAATTATTTCTGTGGATAAATATGTCATAGATGAAAACGCATCTCCATTCCACAACATGACAGTGGGTAGAATGATTGCAAGTTTGATAGTTAGTGGCGATCAGGCACTGTCAGTGGCCATTGGCCAACAAGCTTCAAGAAAGCTTTATAAAATCAGGAAGTTGCTTGAGAAAACTCCTGGACTAAATACTAAAGAGCTATCTGTAATAATGGAGATAGCCGAAGAAGAAATTTCTTTACTTATTAATGCGGCATCGGTAAAAAGTTTAGATGAAGGTCTCAATTCAGAAGAAGGCGACAGTGATACACCATCAATTACCTTGATGGATTTTTTGCCAGCCATTGCTGATGAATATAACGATCCATATCTTTACATAGAGAAGAAGGACCTGTTGGAAACTGCTGCCGAGATTTTCCAAACACTGACACTGTTAGAACAAAAGGCCCTACGATTGAAGGGGGTTAATTTTAAGGATTATTTATAGGAGTACATATGATTAAAATTTTAAATGACCATGTCGCTGTCAAGCCACTTGTACTTGATCACGATAAGGGTCAAGGTCAGAGAACGGTTGCTGGTTTTCAAGGTACGGATAAGTTAGCTAAAACTCTGATTAAGTCAGAAGTTGTATTTAATTCTAAATCATTTATTGCTGGCCAAACAATTTATATGCGTGCAGACGTTTATAATGTTCCACAGGCCAAGAATGTAATGAAGATTAATGAGCGTGAATTTATTTTGATTCCAGAGGCGATGGTCGTTGCGGTAGACAAAAACGTAACCTTGGATGAGTATGATTAAAGATTTGTATGTTGGGGATCTGCATATACAGGTAAATAATCTTGCCGATACAGAACGGCTTCTAGCATTTATCCGACAGTCGTTTATTGAAGGCGGCTGTCGCAATCTAGTGTTGCTTGGCGACATATTCCACACTCATTCTGTAATTAGGCAAGAGGTTGCCTACCTAATATTGTCTTTTTTGAAAGATTTTTATTTTAATGTGGTGGAGGCTAATCGAAATCGAATCATCATTTTGGTTGGTAATCATGATGGCATATCTCCAACGATAACCGATAAGAATGCCGTTGACTTGATCCTTGGTGAATTTGCGACCATTGTAAGCGGCGACAAATTTTTTGTTGGAGATGGTGGGTTCGTATTTATGCCGTTCGTATACGACAATAATAAATTTTTAGAAACTGCTAAATTAGCCCACCAAGCCGCGATGTTACGTGGCCATCGCGATCCAGTTCTAGCCTGTCATCAAACATTTGATGGCGCAGCATACGAAAGTGGTATGCCATGTCCTAATGGAGTGAAATCAGAATTGCTTCCATATTCGGTAATTATTTCTGGTCATATTCATAAACGTCAAGTAGTTAATGACAAGGTATTATATTTGGGTACGCCCAGACCTGTTACTGCTGGAGAAGTGAATGATCAAAAGTTTATATTTACAGTAGGGCGTAATGAAATTGGTTCTGTAGTAATTGGATCGATTCCGACCGCATCAATTGTGAAACACTACTACATGACAGAATTGATTGAAAATTCTGTAACGGATCTAAATCTATCCGAATACGATTTAAGCAAGGACGATGTTAGGGTTCGCGTCACAGGCAGTCAATCATTTTATGAAGCTATTAAAGTTCGTTACGCAGACCTAAAAGGAAGAGTGAAATTTATTCCCAACATCAAGAAAGACTTGTCGAAAAAGATTAACCTTGAAGCTTCTAACATTAGCATAGAGATGGCCCTGGAAAAATACGTCAAAGAGATCGTTGATATTAAATCAGACCTTAAAGAGGAAGTATGGCAGACAATAAGCAAAATGCTATAAGTCCATCAGAGCAGATTAAATTGGCTAAGGTGTTATTATACCATTATGACACCTGGCACACGGTGTTCGATGAACAAATGAAGCACTATACAATAGCCTGTTGTAATATCGCCCTTCCAGGAATAGTCAAGGTGGATCATTTATCTAAGACGGTGATCTATGAAATTAAAACAGAAAAGAAATATAAGTTTGCGGATGGCAAAACTATACCCACAAAGATATCCAAAATTACCCAGAAAAAATATGATGAGGAAAAAAAGATAATCAAAATGAATCTGGAAGATTGGACTAAGAAATTGCTGTGGGGTGACATTACAACTATAAGGGTGTATATAGATGGAACAGAAGCCTGAAGATAAAAAAAATGAGCCTGCGACCAGTACAGAATTAACAGTTCCGTCCGGATGGTCTAAACGTGAAGTGGAAGTTTTAGGTGTTACGACCAGTAATGGCATTAAGCCTATATCGCCGACCATTTCTTCTCAAATGTACAATTTATTCTTGGAGGGTTACACTTGTGCCATTATTGCTAAATTAAATAAAGGCTTTAGTGAGGGGGATGTTTTATATTGTAGACAAAAATTCAAATGGGACGATCAACGAGATGAATATGCATTACAACTTACGAATCAAGTACAGCAAAAGGTTATCAAACAAAAACTTGAATCTATCGAGTACCTTACCAATATATTGTCTGTAATTCATAAGGCTGAAAGGGACACTACATTAAAATTTTTACAAACTGGTAACACAGACGATCTTCCAAATATTGGTTCGCTGAAAACATACAAAGACGTTATTGAGACTTTGGCTAAGATTACGGGTGAAAGTAACACAAAAAAGCTTAAATTAGAGGGAATGATTCAACAAGAAACTACTATTAAAAATGAATCGGGCTCCGGCATTCAAATCACGCCAGAGCTACATACCAAATTATTGGAAATTTTAGCAAGAGATTCTGAGCTTGTTGGGGTAAAAGGTAAAAAATCCAGTGAATGACCATAAGGATTTAGAAAATTTGTCTGATGCCGAAAAAGAGGCAATTGCAAAGATATTACTCTTCCAAAGGCTGCAAAACAAAGAGCAGCTTCGTCTTTGGCTGATTAAATACCTTGGCGTAGATCTTGCCGACCAGACCGTTTCACGCTTCGCTACATCCAACCCTTTGGATATGGTTTGGGATATCTATCAGTTTTGTGCAGACGAAATCAACGAAGACCCCTGTGATTGTCGATACATAGCTGGCCGTGCATCTCAGAAAACTCTTTCTCTTGCTGCCCTTAAGGTTTTACTGCCACTACACTTTAAGCGATCTGTGGTTCATCTTGGAGGAACAAAGGCTCAAGCAAAACGCGCCTACTCTTATTTTAAGAAGTTTGTTAATAGGCCATTTATTAAGCCACTACTGAAGTCTGAACCGATTCAGGAAAAAACCGTTTTCATTGTTGATGGAGAAGAACTTGAAATTGAAATTCTACCGATCAGTCCGATGTCTGTCCAGGGGCCGCACGCACCAGTAGTATCATTAGACGAATTAGCTTCGCTGGCTCCCGATAAGGTAAAAGCATACGAAGACGTGTCTGGTATTCCCGTATACACCACTGACGGTAAGCCGTGGATTAAATTTGGTATTTCATCTAGGAAGGGTGCATATACAGTTATCGAACGCGAATACGAAGAGCGCGATCAAACTGGAACTAAATTCAAATTTTGGACGGTATTGGAAAATACTCAAAAGTGTCCAGATTCTATTTCTGGAACTGAAAAATTTTCCTATTACGTCAACGCTCTGGAGAATAAGGCCGTTACTCAAGAAGAGCTAAATACTTATTCAGAATTGGAAAAGACTAAGTTTGAATTGGTCCACGCTAGAAGAGGATGCTTCACCTGCCCCCTAAAGGCGATTTGCGCCGGGGATCTCAAGAATCAAAAATCTTCATGTAGAACGCTACGTCCAACCAGATCTGTGATTCAGGAATTTAAAGGTGCGGAATTGCAGTGGTTTCTATCGCAAAAAATGTCCATGACTCCTTCTTTGGAAGGGCTGGTATTCCCCAAGTTTAAAAGGGGTGCTTTTGAGAAAACCCCCACTCAGTTGTATGAAATTTTTACAGGAGAAAAAGCTTCTAGAGAATTCTCAGAAGAAGAATTAATTTCCCTTATGTTATCCAAGGGCTGTAAGGCCTATGCCGGACTAGATCACGGCTATTCTCCAGACCCTATGGTGTTGGTAGTAATATACGAAGATGCTGTTGGAAAAATTTACATAATGAATGTATATGCTCAGACTAATCTGGACCCAGAACAACTCTGTGCTAAGATTTTTGAGTTTCAGGATAAATACAAGTTCACCCATTTATATCCAGACCCTGCCGGTCCTGCAGAAAATGCCTTGATTAAAAAAGCTAAACGTGTTAAGGTCATCGATGATTTTGATAAAAAAGGCCAAATAGAAATTGGCATTTCTTTAATTCGTCAAAAAATTTCACCCAACAGCGGTGAAACTAAAATCTACGGAGTTAAGGGTAATTGTGATTTTTTTGTCAAGGAAATGGAAAAATACCACAATGAAGAGGATGCTGCAGGAAATATACTGGATAGTCCTTTTGATGAGTTTAATCACAGCATTGATGCTTTAAGGTATGCTGCTATAAACCGTTGGGAAAAAGGCGGACGGATTATGCACTCTACTGAGCAGCCGGTCAAAACAGAGACAAAAGAACAGTATGTTGAAAAAGTGGAAAAACAAAATGCGAATTGGCTTTTAGAAAAAATCAATGAAGCAACGTCTGATGGACAGAGCGTGAATATAAAAAAGTCCCGCAATGGCGGTTCGCGCTGGGATATATAATGACAAAACAAGAATACAAGAAGCAATACTATTTAAAAAATAAAGAAAAAATTCTTGAAAGTGGGCGTTTGAATTATATTCAAAATAGGGATAAAATTAAAAATTCGGCACGTCAATATTGGTTAAAAAATAAAGAGAAGGTGTCTGCCAATTCTAGGGCTTATTATTACCTCAATAGGGAAAAATATTTACAGGCCCGTAGAGATTATTATAGAAATAACTTACAAAAGGAAAAACAAAATCGTAAAAAATATTGGGAGTCTAATCGAGAAAAAATGACCACACGGTGTAAGCGGTATAGCCAGAATCATAGAAGTGAAATTTCTACTGGCGAATTAAGTAGATATAGAAATGATCTTGTTTTCAGGTTGAGAAAAAATCTTCGCAATAGGATTCGTCAAGCTCTAAAGAAAAATCAAAAATCTGGTTCCGCTGTTCGAGACCTCGGTTGTACTATCGACCAACTTAAACAACACCTTGAATCTCGGTTCAATCTCGGTATGACTTGGGACAATTACGGCCAATGGCACATAGATCATATTAAGCCATTGGCCAGTTTTAATCTTACAGATCGCGAACAATTTTTACGGGCTTGCCACTATACAAATCTTCAGCCTTTGTGGGCTAAAGATAATCGTGAGAAGTGGGATAGGGAGTAAAATGAATAATATTCGAGACACCAGGAGCTTAAAAGATCGAATGGATCGCTCTGGTTCTCTTTGTAAAATCAATAACTTATGCGGAAAACTTAATAATAAAATATTCGAGACCAATAAGCCTATTCCTGTTGAGTCTGTAAAAAATACAATTAAGGGTAATTATGGCAAATAGTCAACTAAACCTCCAAATCAATGCTATAGCGTTTGCAGATAATACTCCCAGTAATAACCCTATGTTGCGTCACTTTGATCTAACATACAAATTACTCGGTCTTGAGGCTAAAAATCCCGATCAAAAGCCTTACACCATTGCTCCAGGATCTTCTCAGGTTATTTATGATGGCACTAGAACAACTTCAATCAACGGCTTAACGCAATTTGACATTACTAAGCCTTATCCAGACAAAGACACATATCGCTTTACATGGAATGGCACTGGTGCCGCTCCAGTGTTCCGTACAGATCGCGTAAGCACCATTACTACCAGCACGGCATTTACTATTACAGTGAACGGTCCTATTGCCACACTTACAAAAACCGCTGGCCCCTTTGACACTACGAATATTCAAGTTGGTGACATTTTATTGATTCAGGATGGTGCAGGTCCTTCTATAACCAACCAGGGTTCGTTTATAATTCTTGCCAAAACAGCAACCGCCATTTATGTAAAAAATCTAAATGCTGCAGGTGAATCTTTCACTATTTTAGATGCGGCTAAATTTTTAATTTTTAGCAATGGTGGAGCATCGAATCAAGCTCAAATTGGAGATGCTCTTGCAATTACAGCTGGATTTTCTTTGGCCACACAAGCTAATTATGCATTGACAGAAGTGACCTCTACATGGATTGAAATAGCAGTTGGATCTCCTAATGGAATTCCATTGGAGACCGGCATTGCTCCAGGCGCTGCAGGTTTCGTTATATACAAAACCGTTAAGAGATTTGCCTTGATAGCTGCTCAGCAAAAAATTATAACGGCCTTCAACGATGACACTTCCAACACTGTTATAGTAGAGCCGATTGAAGCTGATAATCCTGAACGCCCCGGACTTCTAATTAAAAATGGTCCATTTTATAAACTAACAATTGTGAATAACGGATTGAATCCCGCAAACGTAATTGTAGCAACCGTTGAGTAATCATGTCAGATAAAAAAGACGTAAAAACAATTTCTATGGCACCTGGCGACGAAGCGCCTCCCAAAGACGACAGGCGCTTTAAAAGAACATTTATCGACGCACTTGATCCAACGATGAATAGTCAAGATCCACTTGCTCAGATTTTTACCGAATTAAAGAAAAATCAAGATCTACAGGCAATCAAATTAAGCTTTAGTGAAGATCCTATTCGGACTGCAGACTATTCTTCTATTTATAAAAAACGCGCCTCAATGATCCCGAACCTTCTTTTGAAGCGTGTTCGGGATACCGAAGAAATGGTCGGCGGCGTTATTCTTCCTCTTAAAGCCAGTCAGGTTTCTTTATTTGGTCGCCCACGACCTAATCGTTTTGACATCGGCTTCACTATCAACATTAAGCCGGATATTTATGAACAGTTCGACGATGACAAAATAGAGGCTATTAAAAAAGATATAGTTCCAAAGCTTCGCGAGATCATTTTAAATTGTGGTAAAAACACCGGATTAAAGGACCGCGATAAATCTACATTTTCACAATTCTTAAAACAGATCGTTGAAGACGTATACGTGTTTGGATGGTGGGCCACTGAAGTTCGCAAAGATCCTCTTGGTAGTTTTCACAGCTTCCGTGCTGTTGATTCCGGCACTATTTATTTTGCTATGCCCACCAAAGACAAAAGCAAAGAAGCGGAAAATATACGACGTAAGGCAAAAGAAATTCTTTCTCGCCTTGAAGGTCATAAAATTCCGATTGAAAAATTTTCTCAAGGTGAATATACTTGGGTCCAGGCCATTGAAGAACAGCCATTTCAAGTTTTTACCGACGATCAACTGATTGTATGGAGCCTTAGCCCGTCCACTGACATTATGCGCTGTGGTTACCCCACGACTGTTATCGAACGCATAATTAATTCAATTACTACTCATATTAATTTGACTACTCACAATAAGATGTTCTTCTTGAATGGTCGCGCATCTCGCAACATGATGATTTTTAAGTCTGACAATTTGGATGATACAGACATCATTGCTATTCGCCAACAAATGGCAAATCACATCAACACTCCAAATGCTGCATGGCGCATGCCAGTATTCGGTATATCACAAAAAGATGAAATTGATATTAAACCTCTAGATGGCACCGGAAGAGATATGGAATTCCAGTATCTCGCCGACCTGAACAAGCGCATGATCTTGGCAGCCTTCCAAACAAGCCCAGATGAAATCGCCGCCCTTGGATACTTATCTCGTGGAACTAATTCTCAATCACTTTCTGAATCTAATAATGAATGGAAATTGCTTAAATCTCAAGAATCTGGCCTTAGACCTCTTTTAAACTCTATTGAAGATTTCTTAAACGAACGCCTCTTGCCTAAAATTAATCCAGATTGGGCTAAATTAGTAAGCATCAACCTCCAGGGTCTAGATGCAGATAGTCCAGAAAAAGAAGCCACATTACTTAGCCAATCGTCTTCTCTATATTTCACATTCAATGATGTATTAGATAAGGTTGAAAAGGATCGTGTAGGTGTTGGCGGTGATTTCCCAATGAATGCTGCATACTTGCAGATCATTGAGAAATATTTTACCATGGGTGAAATTCTAGAAACATTTGAACCTGAAAGATATAAAGGTGCTAGAAAAAATCCAGACTTAGGTTTTTACATTAATAATCCCGCTTGGTTCCAGTTTCAACAAATGAAAATGCAACAACAGCAAATGCAAATGCAGCAGACACAGATGCAACAAAATCCACAGGGTGCCCCACCTCAGCCCGGACAACCGCAAGGTCCACAAGGACAATCAGTTCAACCACAGGATGCACAGCCACAAGACGGTCAAGCACAGCAACCACAAGATTTAGACTCTTCAGTTGATCAATTAGCTCAGATGATTGGCGATACTGGGCTAACTAAGAGTGAAGATAATTTGCCAGTCAACCGTAAAGAATTATTGAAACGACATAAGGCAGCTAAGAAGAAGCTTATGGACGAATTCTCAAGAGATACCAAATCCATGCTCGATGAAATCGTAGCAACGCTCGACGGCAAGAAGCCAGATGATGGCCATGGTCATTAATGACAAAGACTCTCCAAAACCTTTTAGAAGAAATCATTCGTAAAACCTTCAACGGTTTTCGTCTTAACCTACTCGGCCCCGATCGGATCAATAAAGCATTTGTTTTATCTCTTAAGGGGAGCAAGTACGATCCACATACGAGCATCGGTTCGGCTTATCTTCATGCCAATGCCCTTAATACTACCAATCCAAATTCTATAGATAAAAAAACAATTGAACGCATTCGAGATGTTGCTGAAAAGTATATCGATCAGCTGGAAGAAAAATCTGTTGCTGATATTATTCGTATCGTTGCAGACCATACCGCTGAATTAGATAACCAATCGAAGATCTCAGGCAGATCTGTTCGGGACCTTCTCCTTAGTGATGAAGGTGAAGAAGTTATTAAGCAAATCAAAAAAGAACTTAAAGAACAGAAGCAGCGCATTGACAGGGCTGCAAATGTTATTGCCGATCATCAACTTTACAATGCACAAAATTATGGAGCTTTCGATGGAGTTCTCGCTGCAGCTAAAGCGATTGGAATTGACGATCCTACCGTAATAAAAATCGGAGTATTAGACGACAGCCGATGCAAGTATTGTTGGCGTTTGTGGACGATGCCCGATCAAGTAACTCCTAAAGTATATAAACTTAGTCAACTGTCGGCCAGTCCAGGTGATTGGAGAAATCCAGATCCATCCGTCAGCCCAACGCACCCTTTATGTCGTGACGTTCTCGTTACAATTATGCCCGGATTTTCATTTAACGAAAAAGGCAAGATTATTTACAAAGGTCTCGATCCTGAGACCGGCAAGTTGTGGGACGAGCACGCCAAGCAGGGATCTTAACGATCGGTTTCGTACTCGTTCTTTACGTAGTTATAAAAATCCTCTTCTTTATTGCCGTTGATTTTCCCGCCAGTAATTCCATATTCAAGTAGATATTTAACATTGCCCTGACCAGGTTCTGGAAACAATTCAAAATTATCTTCCGTTGTATCTCGTGGACTATAGAAGCCTCCCAGGCTTTTTCCTATAGTTTTCAAGATTTCTTCATAGTGACCCCAGGTGCCTAATTGCATTGAGGTGCAATCAAATCCACCTTCATTATAGTGAAGAAAAATATTGAGTTGGCGTTTCTCGCCCTTATATTCGAAACTGGCTACAATGTAATCTGGTGATGTTTCGGTAAGCCTCACTTGCAGGAGGTCCACTTCTAATTGTTTTTTTAAAATCCTGACGATGGACTCTACCGTGTACTTATTCGAAATGATCAATCGTGCATCCACACTCATAACAACTCCTTAAAAAGCCCGTATCGTGGGCCAGCCGTGTTTACTTGCAGTGCCTTATAAACAGACGTGCTTCTTTCCGTCACCGCCACGGACTCAGCGGCCATCACTGCAGCACTTGTATTAACTATGATTCTATCAGTGGCCTATTGGCTTGTCAATGTAAGGTTTACACATTAAAAGTCTCAAAATCACACAACAATCACATAAAATTCCTTAATTAAATCAAGCGTTTAGGCCAAAAACTTAATAATGAGGTTATGGATATCACACAAAAAATCTGTACGCAGTGTAAGTACCCAAAATTATTGTCAGATTTTTCTATAGGTAATAGTTCATTGGGTCGTAGTAATAAATGTAAAAAATGCAAATCTGAATATTATGAATTAAACAAGAATGAGATTATTGCAAAAAGTAATGCATACTATCAAAAAAATAAAGAGAGGATTCGAGTTCAGGCTATCGAGAGAAGAAAAAATAAAGCCACAGAATATAATGCCAAAAAGAGAGAATATTACAAAACTGAAAAGGGCGGGGCCGCAATAAAAAGGTATACTTCTGATAAATTAAAAAATGATCTTCAATTTAAGCTCAGACATGCATTAAGGACTAGATTAAATAAAGCCATAAAGCGTGGCCTTAGAGAAAGTTCCGCTGTTCGTGATCTTGGTTGCACTATCGACCAACTTAAACAGCATCTTGAATCCAAATTTCAATCCGGTATGACTTGGAATAATTGGGGAAGAACGGGCTGGCACATTGATCATATAAAACCACTAGCTAGTTTTGATCTAACTGACCGTGAACAATTATTGCAAGCAGTTAATTACACGAATCTTCAGCCGTTGTGGTGGAAAGATAATTTAGAAAAAAAGAAAAAAGATTTTTTATATGAAAAAACTATCTAAAAATATTACCGTAGCTGCCATTCTCTCAGCTGAAACTCCAGATACAACGGGGGAAATTCTTGACATTCGCAATGCAGATATTTCTACATTGCAAACAGGCAAAGCTCCATTGAATACAGAACATACAAACCCAGATGATATTGCTAAAGAAGGCGATAAGGATTTCAAAGGTTTTAATACTATAGTTGGTCGCGTAGTAACAGCAAAAAAGATTTTTAGTGAAGATGACTGCGACAATCAATATGAAACAAAAGCATGGAACGATCTACAGGTTCCACTAATATTCGGCTATTTGGAATTTTGGGATTCGCCGGATGCTCACGATAACGCTAAGGCTGCCGCTTCATTGGTGCGCATGGCTCATCAGGGCAATTTTGAACACATGATAGGGTTCTCAGTAGAGGGACAAATTTTAAAACGAGAAGGAAATCGGCTTTCGGAAACTGTGATAAAAAGAATTGCAGCGACCGGTAAGCCAGCCAATAAGGCTGCAAGAATTGAAGGGGTTGTGCATGACTCGGCATCAAGCGGAGACAACGTTTCTAAAACCGCACAGGATGACACAGATATCCTGCGCAAAACCATCAATACAAAGCAATGGCAGGTAGTTCAAGATTTTGGATTATCCAATGCCTTGTTTAGTTTAAGAAAGGCCTTAGAGGCCGGTACCCCATCGG